GACGGAAAAGCCCAATGTTCTAACTGTTTAATCCACGGCTGCCTACTATCATAAACACTTCCACTACTAACAGGCGATGCCCGTTGCTTCGCCTCGTACCTCTTCTCACCCAGCGGCGGGGACGTTAGTAGTTTATTCATTACACTACCCTTTCTTACACCGCCTTTTAGTAGTTTTTTGCGATTAATCGTGCGCGTTAACTTTATAGAATGACGTTTGCGTACAGAATTTTGAAGCGCTTTTCTTGACTTATTAGTTGAAGGCATAATTCTAATTTACGCAGATAAAATTATATTATTCGCTTTGCTAGTTTAGCTGCACGATTTCGTAAAAAAAGGAGCTTTAGCTACGCGACTTTGAATAAGGAGCGCAACTTTAGCTACGCGACTTTGAATAAGGAGCGCAACTTTAGCTACGCGACTTTGAATAAGGAGCGCAGCTTTAGCTACGCGACTTTGAATAAGGAGCGCAGCTTTAGCTACGCGACTTCCATTGTTCCCCACAGACATTACAAATGTACAAATTCTTCTTACCAGAAGCATCATACGTCATGTAAATAACATCCCTATCAACACCACCCTGGTTACTCGCGCACATTTCTTTAGGGCAAGGAATCATTTTAATATGTGGCAACGTGTTATCCTGGCGGGTGAATTCGTTGATCATGATTTTAAACGCCTCAGAGGATTTCTGTTGAACCATCGTCTCAGAAATCAACCCACCTTTTACATCCTTCTCATTATATCCGCAATTGACACATTGCCGGGATAATTCTCCAGAACCATCATCGTTTCCAGACTTCAAATACAAATAGAATTTACAGGTTGGGCAAAACTTCATTATATTATTTATCTAAATTAGTACAGAGTTCAATTTTAGGCAGGGTTAAAAATTGGGGCAAATTTTCTAAAGTAAAGTATATATAATGTCTACTGTGGCTCTTCGCCAGTTTCTTGAGCGCTATCGTACACAAGATGGTGCCGCTGCCACTATCGCTAGTCTCCCCCCTCATCCTGGAAGATATCTTATCCCAGATTCAAACTATGATGAGTTTCTTGACCTGGTCTACGCCCATTTATTCAGAGACAAGGGTAGGCCGATGAATATTGTGGAGCAACCCAAACCTGCTGGACCCAAGCCCCTCGTAATTGATCTGGACTTCCGTTATCGTCGTGACAGAGCACTTGACCACCCATTTGAAATGAGTCATATCCGAGCCTTCGTTGAGAAACTTACCGAAGGTCTGAATACATTCTTTGACCTTTCTCAGTACCCACTACTCAGATTCTTCGTATCTCTGAGGCCGCAGGCATATGAGAGCAAAGGTGAAATCAAGGATGGGATCCACATCCAGTGCCCAGATATTGTACTCTCCTTTGAGAAGCAGGGTGTTCTGAGGCGGTGGATGCTGAGTCAAGATGCAGTGTCTGATTCATTTGGTAATACTGGCTATACGAATCTGCCGCCTGATATTTACGACGAGTCGTGTACTCGCAAACAGGGCTGGTTCCTCTATGGTGAGAGCAAGCCCAATATTCCCGCATACGACCTCAAGGCTGTTTATGCCTATAGCCCCGCTTCAGACGGATGGGCTATGGAGCCCACTACCAACTATGATAGTCGCGAACTCCTGGAACTCCTCAGTATTCGGTATGGCTTGGACTCTGATGAGAACGAGGTCCGACCAGATATTATAGGGCTGTATGAGCGGCTTTCTTCGAGCCCTCATATGGCGCAAGGGACCCCTGTAAACCAGCAAGTCCAGCCCGATTTATCGGGCGGAGCGATGACAACTGCCCTTATTCAGGACTTTGAGCAGAACTGTGGGGCTGAAATGGACACTACTTACGAGGATCTGGAGTTAGTGAAACATTTCGTTAGGAGTTGCCTTGATCCAAAACGCGCCGACTCTTATGACTCGTGGATGCGTCTTGGTTGGTGTCTGCATAATATATCTTCCAGCCCCGAGATATTTGAACTCTGGATGGAATTCAGTGCCAAGTCGCCTAAATTTGCCGGTAATGATATCGCAAAACTGAGGCGGGAGTGGGACATCGGTATGCGCAAGGAAGGCGATGGCCGCCGTTTGACCATCCGCAGTCTCCGCCACTGGGCCAAGGAAGACAATCCAGAGGCTTTTAAGACGATTTTGGAAAAGGATCTCGTGAGTTTTGTCTTGCATTCTATGGCCCCCACACACAACCATGTGGCCAGGCTTATGAAGCGGATGTTTCAGGACACATACAGGGCAGCAGTGAATACTCGCAGTACAGAATGGTTTGAATTCGTAACTGACCTCCACCTCTGGAAAAAAATTAATCAGGGTATCTCCCTCCGAAACAAGATTAGTAATGACGTTGCAGATGTGATTTCGTTGGCCCGGGAGCGCTTCAAGCACGACCCAGAATACAACAAAATGGAGGCCTTTGCCTCCAATAACAAGTCGCTTGAGGCCCTCAATCTTACGCTGGCGCAACTAGCCGAGAAGCGTAATAGTCTCAGGGACATGAACAAGATTGATGAGGCAAAACTCATTGACGCACAGATTGTTGATACTGAATCTGCAATCGAGTTCCTTACAAATAAGCAAAATCTCCAGCGTGCCGATGTGAAGGACCGCAAGTTTTCCGAGTTGACTGAGTTGGAGAACAAACTCTACAATTGTGGTTTCAAGGAGAGTGTGATGAAAGAGTGTATAGGGCAGTTTTATGAGGACGACTTTGAGGGCAAGTTGAATTCCAACTCCCTCCGAATTGGTTGCGCCAACGGAGTTATCCGGCTGGATGCTATCAAACCCGATCCCGTAAATCCCGGTAAGATGATGCCCATGAGCAAGGATAAGGGCGACTCAATGAACTTCTTTGAGCACGGCACCCCAGAGGACTATGTAACTTTCCAGGCCGGACGTAATATGCCCGATCATGATGCTATCAACTATCGGCCATATGACCCTGATGATCCGATTCAGGCCGAAATTACCGAATTCTTTGCCCAACTCTTTCCCAGGCCAGAACTCCGCGCGTGGATGCTAAAACTCATGGCGTCATGCTTGGAGGGTAAGAACCGTGAGCAGTGCTACTACACTTTTCAGGGAGTCGGTGGCAATGGAAAGTCCAAACTCGTAGATCTGATGGTTATGACTCTGGGTGACTATCAGTCATCTCTTCAGTCAACGGCCTTGACGCGAAAGCGCCCGGAGTCTGGTGCGGCCAATCCAGATATCATGAGTATCAAGAATAAACGGTTCATCTATATGCAGGAGCCTGATGACCGAGAGCCGCTAAACACTAGCCGCATGAAGCAATTCAGTGGTGAGGATGCTGTGGAAGCACGTGGACTCTATGCTGACCAAGAGCGCTTTAAGATTAGTGGTAAACTCTTTATGATGTGCAATGACAAGCCGGCGATCAATTCTATGGACCGTGGTACGTGGCGCCGCGTTCGTCTTATTCCTTTTGAGAGTAAGTTTGTGAGCCCGGGTGACAAGGAACTTGGCCAACCCAACGTCTTTCTGAAGGATATGAACATGAATGTCAAACTAAAGAAGTGGCGAGAGTCCTTCTTTGCCCTGCTAGTTCACGTGTATGTGAGTGAGTACGCGGTTTCAGACAATGGTACCTTGGAACCACCGCCGGAAATTGTCATGAATGAGAGCCTAAAGTATCGTACAGAATTTGATACGTATGCAAGATTCCGCTTTGGCCGTATGCGCGTTGATCGTAACAGCGAGGAGAAGGTGAGTATAAATGATATCTGGAGGGCTTACCGTTATTGGTATGAGGCGGTTGGTGGAGCAGGTAAGAAGTTGTCACAGGCGGAACTCGTTCGGCGCCTAGAAGATGAGTTTGGAAAAGCAAAAGAGGGTAAATTTTACAGTGGCGTCTTTGTGTTTAACACGGAAGAAGACACGGAAACCTATGATGAGGAGCAACGGTTAGCGTCAATGGATCGTACTACTGACTAGTACCGCTAAGTGCTGAAATTAAACACTCCACGGTAAACCGTGCTAAATAAAATATGCTACGCAAAACGCTTAAGTAAAGCAAATATAACAGCCCCAAATACAATAAAACCAATGAGAGTTCCACCTGCATTCGCAGCATTTCCAGTGGTAATATTTATAAAAACTGTAATAACAATTGCAAGAACTGTATAAGAAAAAAAGAACATGACAAACGTGAACCCCTGTAACGTATCGGTATATCCAGGGATTGGGGCAGGGGTTTCTGCTTCAAAGGCTGCATCATACGCTTTTTCTTCATCTACCACAGTTTGTGCTACTGGTCCTATTTTTCCAGCCAACTTTAACAATCGCTCAACCTCAATCTTTTCGTTTATTATAATGTTCTTTAAAAATTCTTCAAGGGTCACTTGAGTTGATGTTGAGCCAGTAGATGATGTGCTTGATGTCGACGATGATCCTGATGATGGACAACCAGGTCTCGATTTAGCCGTACCTGAACTACTGGATGGATTTCTTGATGATGGTGTAAATGAAGGTTGATTAATTATTTTTAAGATATCTTTAAATAGTCTATCGGTCATATTCTATATTTGATAAATGTTCTAAATTTTACGGCATAAAACGCTTTATTTATTTGCATTGCATTGCAATTAAATAAAGTATTAGGTATTTGAAATTCCTATTTATTTAAAGTAATCATATTATTTACTACGCCCTAAGAATGAACTCCAGAGATATTCATTAGCAGTATCACCAGATAGTTCCTCGGTTGTTGGGGTGCACACTGTCTTTTTAATAAACACTGGTGCAGGCTCAGGTTCTTCTTGGCCGGGGCACTTAGTATCCTTTTTACTAGGGGTGTGTAGATGAGGATATCTTAATTTACTCCAATAGCGAGAATCACGGCGTACCATTGTATATCTTGCCCTACTAATCAATACAAATACGGCAAATGCTGTGATTAATACAATACAGAGATTCAATAAGTAATTTGATATTATACCCATATGATTCATAAAAAATAAGGCTGAGATAAAAGTGAGACATATAAAAAGTACTTGAAGAAAAAATAGGGTGTCTAGTTTGTTATTATTTGCCCATTCATTTATTTCCTGCTGTCTATTAATAATACCTGCATTTATATCTGATGCTGTTAATTGTCTTACTGCAACATCATCAACATCGGTAGCAAGCGCTTTCAAGTCATTTGTTCGTGTCAAATAATAAGCCGTAGATATGATATTATTATCAGCACCCGTCAAATCCTCTGACAAATATGCCATACGATCATTTTTAAGGGCCTTAATTTTATCAATGGCTTCACCCGCGTTTTTCGACGCGTATTCTAGTTTGCCACTATCACCTAGACTACTAAAATATTTTATCAATTCAAGATCACCGGACTGCTGTGCCGTAGTTATGGCATTTTGAAGCTCGCTCATCTACTCTAACTCATTAAAAATAAGACCATCTAATAGTATTATTTTTACTTGTATAAAATTAAGTACCGTAGACTGCTTAATTTAAGCACTCCCTAAGGCTTTGCTGCGCTGAGCCAAGTGACAAAATATTAGACTTAACAGATTAGCACTCACAAAGCGATTGCAAGATTAAGAGCGCTTGTTACCCTAAAAACGCTGCGCGTTTAGGACTTCGATACTTGACGGTACATTAGACCTTTGATTTTGTATATATATAAAAAAGCAGGCCGGCGGCTATAATATTCATGAAGCCATATATAGCCAGCAAATTCCGGGATGAAGAATTCTTCTCTAAACTATATTCGATCATTGCTGTTTGTACATCGGATGATAGATCATTATTGCGAAGTTTATTAGAATGTGTTAATAAATTAGTGCGTGCTTTATCTAGTTGCGTGTTAAGAGCGTTTATTGATGCTCGCTCGCCGTCACCATAATAGTCTCTTAAGACACTAAGCCGTGAATTTACAAGACCCTTCATAATTAACAAAATAACATTTAGTTTCTTATTTAATTCCGTAGCACCATTTTTTATAACTTCATCAACCGCACCATCAGTTGAAGCAACATTTGTTAAAATTTTTTGCATAGCCCAGGAATACCGATTATAGTACCAACAGTATTCCTTTTTAATTTCTTCTCTAAGAGTAGCCGCCTTATTAGCGTATAATTTTGTGGGGTTATTGGGTGAATCGACGTTTGTTGCAGATTCTACTATATCTCCGCTACCAGGGGGATTAGCATATGTCGATATAATATCAATGTGATTATTCAATCCCGCGGTGTTTACTTGACCATCTGTCCCTATTATAATGTTAATATTAGCAGGTAAACAAGATTTATAATTTGGCAGCATAGTATTGGATGATTGGAACTGCTTTAAAAAATAATTGTCTGCAATACTCATCTTTGAATAAGATTCATTAGCCGCTGGACAAAACCCCATCTATTCTACTTTGATATATGTTTTGCTTTATAATACATTATACCTAAGGCAATTACCCCCGCCCCCAAAATAATTACCAGGCCACTAAGAATCATAGGATTTTGATAGAATGGGCCATAACTTGACGCGGATGCCATTGAAAGTTTACCGGCCAATTCAGACAGAGCCGGAGGAATATTTATTTGTCCCGTGAACCCAAACATTTGGAAAATCATTAATAGTGAAATACATGCCATAAATACACCGGCTGCTAGTAAATATGGTACAGATGAAGGTCTTAATTCAGAAAAAAGACCAAATACTAATTCACGAGGTTTTACCGCCTCTTGAGGATTAGCACGATTATTATAACGCTCTTCATTCAATATTGGATCCTTGGATTCTACAACCTTGTCGGAAGCTTTGTCTAAAAAAGTATTGAGACGCTCTTTGGTATTTATTAAATCTGCATGGTACTTACCAATACCATTTTTAAAGGTGTTTTCAAGTGTGGTCTTTGCATCGTTTTTTTGTGAAACTGTCGCTTGATTATATGCACTTATTAAGGTATCTAATTGTTCTATTGCTGTGTCTAAAGCGTCGTTCTCCGAATATTTTGTAGAAATTGTATCATAGTCATATTTAATAGCCAAAAATTCTTGCTTGTATCCATAATTATAATCGGGCATTCTATCTACCGTGGAGTACTTAATTTAAGTACTCCCTAAGGGTGCTGCCAAGTACCGAAATATGACACTTAATAGGTCAGACTCGCAAAGCGAGTCTTGACATTAAGAGTTCTTAACTTCGGTACTTGGCGGTACCGTCTTGTACAAAAGTTAAGCGCAGTAAACTGCGCTTAACTTTATTATAGATGCGGTCATTCAAGCATGGTAAAAATTACTAAGATATTAAGCCTAATTATACTACCGTGGAGTACTTAATTTAAGTACTCCCTAAGGGTGCTGCCAAGTGGCGAAATATGACACTTAATAGGTCAGACTCGCAAAGCGAGTCTTGACATTAAGAGTACTTAACTTC